ATCTTCATCTTATAAAGATTAGGTTGATATATAATGTAAGAAAGATTTGTTTCAGATAAGTTAGACTTAGGTCTAGGCATATCTTTCATCATACCATAGTTAAATATATAATCTGTACCTACAATGTATTTACCTTTATATATTACTTTAACTGTAGAGCCTATATCTTCTCTTTTAGTTTTAGATTTCTTAGGTTTTTTATAGTTAGATGGTTTCTTATTTACAGAGTAACCACCAAATCTATTTTCTTTCTTTTCATATTTTAAAGAGTGACTTGTAATAAACTCAGCGTCTAATATATTAACACTAAACTTATCGTAATCGTAAGTCTCGTTGCCATTGTCAAAATAAGCTTGAGTACCATAGTTTGATGGGTTATTGTTTTTCCCAGCGTACTCTTTAGCTATTTTAATGTAATCATCTTCACTAAACTCATCTCCAGCTTGCATTTTTAAATCAGCAATAGTCATAGAATACACTTCACCTGCATGACGTATATTTTTATAATCTGGTTTAGCAGAAAAAGAAGTAATAAGGTTAGCAGGATCTACGTGTCGTATTTTAACACCACTTGTAGGTAGTAAATCAACTTTAGCAGCACATAAGCCTAGCACCACTAAATCACGTATCATATATCTTTTTACCTCGTCAAAATCATTTTTATCAAGAGTATACTCAATAGCTTTTTCTAATGCTATCTCCACATTTTGTTTATAGTTAAGAGCCATAAACATATCTACCTCTTCAGAGCTTTGTGCTACAAAACCATTTGGTGATAAAGGTATACCAGTTTCATCTTCTAAAGATTCTAAAAAATCCTTGGACAACATATCTCCAAGCATTTGCTTTTTCTTCTCTAATCTTTTATTAGCAGCTATAGGATCAATAGACTTTGCTTTAACATCGTACTCTTGATTAACCATTCCGTTAACAATAACGTCAACAAACTTAGGGACAATAGATACAGGACTCCAGTCTATATTAAGGTATGATGAGTCTCCTTGAACGTCAAGTAAATCCTTATATTTACCTACATCCTGATTACCTTCAGCATAAGACCTGTTACGATTATATCGCATCTTACGATCTCTAAAGTATACATCACCATTGTTATGCCACTCGTAGTACATTGTCTTAAGATACTCAAGACCATACTCCTTAGTAGCCTTTTCTTCGTTGGTTGCTAAGGGTGATGGATAACCATTTAATTTGTTTTTATTGTTACCGTAAGTCATGATTTTATCTGTTTGCTATACATTCCTTTGTTACTATATCTTTTAACTAAAGGAGATGATACCTTTAATTCTTTTTTAGGTTTTATATATTTTTGTGACGCTAGTAAAGCCAATGAAGACGATATACTAGCATCGTACTTTGTTCTGTTATCTATCTCGAACCTACTCCAATCATCAAGAAGCGTATTAAAAAAACATCTACCAATCTCTCCTGTCTCTGCGTCATACCCTACGTGATCATATATGTAGGTTGCTATGGCTTCTGCTTGAGCATTTATTACTGCAGCACCAGACCCAGGTATTCCTTTAGTCTTTTGCTTTCCTCTACTCCACTCTGTGTGCGTCATATCTGGTCTATCCATCAAGTACTCATAGTATCCTCTGTTTTCAAAATACTTTAGTATTCCTACCTTGTTATTCTCTACCAATATCTGACAACCATAAAACACACACATCTTAATCATGTCTTCGTAAAATATTTCTGCCTTAGGTGGTCTATTAATATACTCACATACAAACTGCATAGACGCGTCACTTGACATGCTAAACTTATGAAACACATGAGCAGCAGCATCAGACCTTCTACCATCGGTAGTCGTATCATGGTCGTAAGGGTCACAACCTGCAACAAGTTGGTCTGCCCTACCAGGAAACTTCTTACTAAACCTAGAAGATACAACGTTTTGATTTTCAGCGTCTGGAACCCAAGTAATTTCCCACCTACCTTTTCTGTGAGGTATCCACATAACCTCGCTATCCTGTACGCCATTTTTCCAAACAAACTCACCCCTTGTTGTAGGAGTATTATTAACTTCGTTGTAATCCATTTGCTGATAGATTCTTTCGACATCAAATATACAACTTTGTGTGTCATTTCTAAACGCTTCTTCTACAGTAAATGGAAACTGACGCTTAAACTCTGATAGTGCTGTTGTATCATTCTTCAAAGCCTCACGTCTATTTTGTATATAATCTCTAGCACCAGTTTCAATATTCATGTCGTCAATACCCATAATTGGTTTATCTGGAGTGTCTGTAACACTATATCCATACTCATCTATAAATCCTTCCAAATTATCATAGGCAGGAATAAATAATTTATACAAACCACTTTTAGTTCTACCATTAAGATCTTTCTCTCCCATATCAGAGTCGTAGAATATATCTTTAAACTCTGCACCACCATCTTGTTGTTTATTAGCAGTAGAACCCATCATACACTTACCAACAACCTTTCTTCCTAATAATAAACAAGTTTGAGTTACACCCCAATTTTTTTTTATAGAGTTTTGACCTGTCCACTTACCAGCCTCATCATGTACTAGAAGTTTAAGCTTCATACCATCATAACTATTATCAGCAGTATTCTTCCAATCTATTATAGAGTTTAAAGCCTCAGATTTCTCTATGTGCTTTTGATTCCTTGTTATCTTCTTAGCAGGTTCTCTAAACGCTAACTCTACACGAGGATTACTAGAACCATCTTGTATAGGCTGAAAAAAGAAAGGGTAGTTACGATATATACGAACTACCTTATCTGTAAACATTGTCTTAGCATCTGAACCTGTTTTAGAGAGTAAACCAAAATTACTATCGTAAACTTGAGTAGCTAGATTAACTATCTCACTACTCGCCATGTAAGAGAATCCACTACGTCTGTTTTTAAGAAAACACATTCCGTAAGAGTTCTTGTCGTTTTTACACGCTTCCCAAAAAATAAAGAACGTTCTGTTAGCATCTCTGTAATCAGGAAAACCAACATCTATTTTACTCCACTGAATAAACATATAATGAGACCCAGTAATATACGTAGGAACACCATTATTATAAAACCACAACCCTTCTTCTCTACGTCTAAATTCTTCTTCTATATAATCAACATAGTCAGAAGCATTCTCTCTTGTCAACCCCTTTGGTATATCCTCTCTAGTCCACCTTTGTTGTTTCTTAGGTAGGTTATGATATAGTATGTCTTTCTTATATCTAGGCTTCTTAGGTAGAACTATCTTTAAGTTATTAAACTCTAAGACATCTCCTTCACTACCCTCAGTAAGATATATCATATCACTTTTTTGCATACCTTTCAGCAAAAGATCCTTTAAAATCTTTTTTCTCTTCTATTAAGGATTCTCCTTCCTTGATTCTATCTTCAAGGTTTTTTATTCCTAAAAGAATTTCTTGACAGTCCTCAAAGCATTCTCGTTTTGCTTTTATAGCTTGTCTTCTTTTAGCGTCATCTTCTTCTATTAAAGGTTTACCTATCTCCTCTATAAGAAGATCTACAGCTCCTTTACTTGCCTCTATTAACTTCTCTAAAGTCTTAAGGGCATAATCTTTATTCTGCTCCTTCATATACAGCTAATACATCAAAGTTACGCATACGAAGAAGTTTCTTACCATCTATATCCATGTCGTACTCAGAGTTTTCGCTCCACATAACTCTATCTCCTTCTTTAACTCCTTGATCTTTCATCCAGTCATTTATAATAACTGCTTTACCATGAAGCTCCACTTCAGACGCTGAAGTCTCTAGGAATATTCCAGACTCAGATTGCTCTGGCTCTTTCATCTCCTGCTCCATAAAGTTCCATACTCCTACAGGAATGTACTCTTCGCCTCTTTGTATAAGATATATCTGCTCTGCAAAAGCTTGATATATATTATTTTTATCAGCATGTTTAACAAGGTTTACAGGTGTCGCTATAAAATGGTGAAACCAAACTTTATCACCTTCCTGTATTCCTGTCTCTTTAGTGTCCTGCATTGGTGTTTTATACACCGTACCATACTGTCTCGCTAACTTCATAGGATCGTAAGAAGTATCTCTATATAACTCCTTACCGTTTAACATTATGGTATCTTCTGTTTCTTTTTCTACCTCTATCCAGTAGACATCTTTAATTGGCTTCATTTTTGCTTATATTTACGTTTACTTTTTACTTAACCTCGTACTCTTCTTCCAGCACTGCAGTGTTATACTCTATAGCTGTTGGCTGAGAGAAAAACCTTTTCCAAGGTCTTGAAAACTCTTCACCATCTTTTTTTATATATACATCGTACACAACTTGTTGATGTTTATACCAAGCTGCTTCGTCTTGTATAATAGCTGTAACCTCTAGAGAACCTCCAAGCATCTTTTGACCTACCTGATAAGTAAGCCCTTGCTTTAAATCCCCTATAGTTATTTTCCTTATAATAGGGTTTATTGAATCCATATATGTTTAATTTAAATTTAATTATGATAAAGTTCTTGATATTTTTATAAACGAAACGCTAAGATATTTACTTGCAGCCTCTAAACTTTGAATAGCCACGACAGGAATTAATTGAGCACCAGATGTCATAGCTAAAGATTTTGTTGTTGACACAGATTCAGTTACACCACCTGCAGTTGTTGTTGTTGGTGTAGAAGTTAAACCGTACTGAATGTTATTTACAAAAACACTAATTTTTCTGTTCTCATCAAAAACAATTCTTAATCTATAAACAGTACTAGCAGTAACTGTTATTCCTAAATCTGTTATGTAATCCGTACCACCTATACTGTATATAAAATGTAAATTACCATTAGTTGTTAAAGGGCTAGCATCAGTCCCACCTAAATGATCATCAGTAGCGTATAAAAAATAAGCCTGATCTGCATCTGTAGCGTAAGAACCAACCTCTGAAAGTTTCATTCCAGCCCATATAGCTTGATTTGTAATATTATTTAAGACATTATCAGTTGCTATAGCAACATTTAACTCAGTTTGATACTGAGAATAAAAATTAATATTTCTCCAAGGACTAGTATTTGTTAAGTCGGTACTGTTACCATCGCTTGTAATTTTAGGATAAATTATTACTTGATCGTTATCTGAACCAACAGTTTGAAATACTGCACCTGCAATTGCAGTATTATACTTGGTATAAATATCTATAGAATTAGTTCCTTTTACAGCCCAGTTTGGGTTAGAATCTATATGAGGATCAACTGTAACCTGAATTTCAAAAGTCATACTAGCAATGTCTACCCCACCATTAGATACTCTAATCTTACAGTTCCCATTTGCTATATCATAAGCCATTACCTTAACCATAGCGTTATCAGCTACAGTTGCACTTGTATCAACTAAAACTGCTGAAACATGAGACTTAGTATGAATCATTTGATTTGTAAGCTGAAACTCTTGAGAGTCATTAGCAGCCAA